TTTCCTGAACAGCAATTAGATTACGATTTAGATTTTTACGACAGCTTAGAAATCGACAAGGTAAAGCTTCCGTTTTACACCAAACTTCGTATTCCTCTAACCGCAAACAATAAAGCATCTAACAGGTTTAATTTTGACCCACTAACTAGTACGAGTGCCGATTTTCCTAAAGATGATTTTTATTTCACAATAAGTGTATTTGGGTCTTCTGTAACAGAGATAGGTGGTATTCTAAACATCAAGTCTTTTGAGTACAACTCATCACAATCATATATAGAAGTAGAACTGAAAGACTATCTTTCTAAATATATCGCGGGCATAAGCGACCTAAAGCTAGGTACACTATACGGCTCTGAAACAGCATACTATAGAAACAGACATACCTTTGCTGATTTTTTAACTACTACTGCAAGTGGTGGTGAAGCAGGTACTATAGGTCAAAACCCTGACTATACACGTCCTATATCTTTTCCTTACGTAGACTTCTGTAATGATGTAGACGGTAAGTTTGGATATGCTGCAAGACAGTTTATGGAGTACGGAGCAGGTCTTAACAGAACAGGTATTATGCCTGTGTTTTCAGTGCCTAAGTTTTTAGAGTACATAGGTCTTTATTTAGATACAGCGAGTTTTCCTTTACGTGTAGACTCAAAACTTTTTGGCGTAGGAGATTTCGCAGGTAGCCCTGCCTTTGCTGATATGCAGCCTGAAAAGCTACATATGGTAATTCCTTCTCAGTTGCTTGCAAAGCAAGATGTAAATAGAAGAAACTTTAGTGTTAGACAATCACCTGCTTGGGCAGGAACAAACAAAAACCTAGACTATTGCGGAGATGTTCTAGGAACTCAAAAACTAATCAGAACAGATTGGTTTGGAAGTATGGAAACCGCAGGGAACTACGGAACTGATGGCGAAGGCGACCCTGTATACGCTGTAGAAGAATGGGGAGCAGACAAACGTATGGGGTTCTACCCTTACGATACTACAACAGGATTTGACGATGATGGAATACGAGGGTATTTCTGTCCTAAAGTTTCATTTAACTCTTCTATAAGTCTTGCTTCAGGAAATCAAGCTGCTACAATACAAAGAATTAAATATGAGATTCCTGTAATTCAGGATGATAAGATAGTTGTAAACATAGATACTGCTAACGCTAATTCAGATATGGATTTTGGTGTTTATGTTGGAATCTATGTAGACGGTGTTATAAAAAAGAAAATACGACTTCAAGACAGTGGAGGAAATGACCTAGTATTAAACGCTCAAAACGCAGCAACTTCTCAAGGGTACTCAAATAAAAACGATTTCAATGCTACATTTGATTATAAAGCTTGTGACGGTAATGCTTTCACTACAGGTACAGATACAGGTGCTATATACGCATACAATGCTGCTTGGGTAGATATTCTTGAGTTTGAATCTATCACAGCTTACTTTCCACAAGGTGAGGAATTGTTTATAGATGGTGGCAGCCAATACAGCATAAATTACTTCCTTGAACCACTAGACGGTTCATTAGTAATTGAATATGTTGACAACTACGCTTTTCAACCTGCTAATCCTACCATACCTTATTTTTATGCAGCAAGTACAAACATTTCTACTTTTGAAACTTACGATATTAAAAAGGCTATTACTAGAATTGGAGAGCCTGACGGTTCAGGAGATTATGGGCAGCTGAATATTAAGTTTAATTCAAACGCAGACACCTTCCTTTACAAGACTGACGATGAATTTTCTATCGAAGATTCTATAAACGATACTTGTCCACTAAAGGTTATGGATATTCTTCCTGAAGTATTAAATAGATTTGACTGTGGATTGTTTTATCAATATGACAACTCCACATCACAACACGTACTTCGTATAGACCCACTATCAGTTGTAAGAAGCGGAAGTCAAGACATTAACAGTTTAGTTGATGACCTAAAGTCTGTTAAGATATTTAACGGTGGAGATAAGGTTAAAACACTCACACTAAACAACAAAGACTACGACCTTTACTTTGATGATTTTGATAATGACGACATAACCATTGGCTCTACCACTCAAGACATAAATCAAGAAGGTATAACTGAAATAAAGATAGACCTAAACTCTTCTATTTATTACCGTTCTGTTTGTGGTGAAGAAGGTCCAAATTATGACGAGGTAACAAACTACAAAGCTTTCAGTCAAAATGAATTAGGTTTTACAGAAAACATCTTTACTCCTAATAAAGACGTAGGTTTAAGATTTGCTTACTTAGATAAGCCGTTATATAAAACCAATTTACTTGTTCCTTATGTAACCCTTAAAGGTTTTGGTATCAATGAAAATATGGTTACGGATTCTCAAATAATATTTTCCAACATTTATCTTCCTACGCTAACTACAAACATTGGCGGTCAACATATATTTAACGGGAGGTTATTTTCATATAATACAGCAGGTTGGTCTTTAATGTTTGAAGACGAAGACGGTAACACTACAGACTCTTACGATAGTATTTTTGCTGTATCTGAAAAGATATTACAAAGTGAAAATCCTCGTATAGAATTTGATATGGTTGTTCCTACATCAAGCCTTGCTTCATTAGACTTCTTTTTACAAACTTTATCAGCTACGAGATTTACCTCTAATGGCATACTTGTTAAGAGTGCAAGCGGTGAAGTATTTAATGATAACGCCTACCTTACTATAGAGGGTATATTACAATAATTGTAAATTAATGTGATGGCTACATACAACGACTACCCACAATCTGCTACTAACAACGCCAAGAAAGTTCTTGAGTGGAAAAAGAAGTACGGAAAAGAAGTTAAAGGAATGACTTCAGTGGGTTGGACTCGTGCAAGACAGTTAGCCTCAAGAAGAAAGCTATCATATGATACTATTGCTAGAATGGCTGCATTTAATCGTCACAGAAAGAATGCTGAGATTGACCCTAAGTATAAGGACACTCCTTGGAAAGATAGAGGCTATGTTGCTTGGCTTGGGTGGGGAGGAACTTCAGGCGTTAATTGGGCGATTAAAAAAGCTGAGTCAATCCGAAAAGGAACAGTTAAGGCTAGTGCAGACATCGCTGACCTCCCGTGGGGTAATCGCAAAAAACAAGATGATTACGCAACACAGGGTAAGGATGGAAGCATTAAGAAATCTCCCAAAGCACCTAAGAGCGATACTCCTAACAAGAGTCCTAAAGGTGTTGGAAAAGGTGGAAAGCTATCTCCAAAGATTATTAAGTCTATAGAAAGCAAAGTAGCAAAGCATAATGAAAAGTACCCTGATAAAAAGATTGGTGTCGGAGCTGCAAAGCGTGTTGTGTTACGTGGTATGGGTGCATACAATACGTCTCACTCACCCAAAGTTACCTCTGCAACTCAATGGGGACTTGCAAGACTAAACGCATTTTTATACTTGGTAAAGAACGGTAAGCCTTCTAACCCAAAGTATGTACAAGATAATGACCTGCTACCAAGCTGGCATAAAAGAAAAACTAAAAAGAATGGATAACTTACCATTATTTGATATATCNTTAGAAGATATTGCACANGGGATGTACAAGATTTCCCTTGTAGACAAACCTGCTATTGAGGAAAACTTNATCTACTTCAANGAAGTTGAGCGAGTGCAGATGTTTTCTAATGACGAGAAGAAAGAAGTTGTAGGNCCAATTATGATTCCTAACAAGGAAATCCTACGATTCAGCCCTGATATGGGATATTACTATGTACGCTTCACAAAGGAGACAATCGAAGAGATTATGTACAAGTATTCTAAAGAAGGGTTGTTTAACGCATTTGGTATTAACCACTCATACGATACTGATGATGTGGTGATGCTAGAAGTTTGGATGAAAGAGTCTGATAACGATAAGTCTAAAGACTATGGTTACAACCTACCAAACGGAACAGTATTCGTAAAGGCTAAGATTGAGTCTGACGAATTGTTTGCTTCGATTAAGAGTGGAGAGATAAATGGTTTCTCTATCGAGATTAAAGCTGATATTAAACCAACAAATAATAATGAACAAATGAATGAATTTGCTTTCGCCAAAGAACTTGGTAAGTTGGAGGCTCAATTTGAGGCTATGATGAACAAGTACGAGGCACGCATTGAAGCTTTGGAGAACGAAAACAACGTACTCCTTGAAGCTGTGACATCTTTTGAAGATAAGTTCGCTGGCGTTGAAGACCTAAAGTCTGCTATCGAGATGATTCAAAAGCACATCGAGTCTATGGCCGCATCTCAAGAAGATGAGAAAATGGAGGAAGATGAAGAAAAAGAAGAGATGGCTTCTAACGAGGAAGAGGAAATGGCCTCTGACAAGGAAGAAGAATCTTACGAAGCAACTGAAGAGGTTACTGAAGAAGTAACTGAAGAGTTTGAGGCTACTGAGGAAGAAGTTAACGAAACAGAAGTTGAGGAGCAATTNGCTGCTGAACAGAAAGAAGANGAAGCTGAAGAAACAGTAGAAGACAAGACAGTAGTTTTTAATGGTATCACTCCTGAAAAAGTGAATATGATTAACAACTTCTTTAATCGCAAGTAATTATTGTAAATTAAGTAAAACGAACCTTTTTTAAAATTCATATAAAATGAGTATTTCTATTTCTTCATTGCCATATGGTGACAGACGTCCTGACCTCTTCATCGATGCAATGGTAAAATCAGCGGCTGTATTGAACCGCTTCCGTCTAATTGACGGTGTAAAAGCTAAAGTAAACGTACCAATCTTTGATGCTTCATTGACTTTCGGTAACGACCTTTGTGTATTTGATTCTCAATCTACTGCTTCA